ACTGCCAAGACTGAACTCGCAAAGTCATGGGAACAGAAGCTAGGTCCCGCCCAGGAGCGTTACCCTGACTTCCAAGAACGTGGACAAGAACTTGTCGACGCGTTTCAAGGAATTGACGTAGCTTATGGGGACTACCTCACGACGACACTAATGAGCATGGATTACGGCACCGACGTTCTGTATTACCTCGCTTGCAACCCCGAAGAAGCCAAGAAGATCGTAGCATCCGGAGCCGCTAAGGCTACCGTCGCTCTCGGTCGACTAGAGGCGAAGTTCGCGATGGCAGACGAGGAAAAACAAAAAGCACGTCCGAAAGTCTCAAAGGCTCCCGAACCGCCAGCCCACCTTAACAAAGGTAGTTCTGTCGCAAAGCCGGAAGTCGAGGATAATACGGACGACCTCGATGCCTTCGCTCAAAAATTCTTCAAGAAGCGAGGGAGTTAACTCATATGAAAGGATAGCTTGTGGCTACTATTACTGTAGATCAAGCAAAACTGGTACTCAACTCGTTTGCTGCGATCTTCCAAAATAACCTCGTCTCTGCCGATCTCGTCACCTGGCGTAAGTTTGATGCCGAGATGAACGACCGTAACGCCTTGACTGTCGTCGAGCAGGTTGTGCCCCGCTACGTCGTGACTCGCACGACCTCGGGTGTCAACGACCTCTCTGCGGGTGTCCAGGACAGCGTCTTCGGTTCCGAGCAGTACAAACTCCAGGACGTTTTCGGTTCTAGCATGGGTTGGGGCGACTTCGTCAAAATCCGTGACATCAACGAAGCCCGTGAAAGCGCTGCCCTTAAGCAGGCGGCTCTCAACCTGGCTGAGCAGATCGATGCCTACATCCTCGGTTTTGCGACCCTCGCGTCGAATAACTGGGTTGGTACGCCTGGTAACTCGCTCACGGCCTTCAACGACGCCGCTGCGGCTTATACCCGTCTGAAGGAAGAGGGTGTCGACGACGTCGATGTCCGTGCCGTCCTTACCTACGCGGATAAGCAGGCTCTCGGTAACGCCATCCTGGCTTCGACCGGTAACGCCGCTCTTGCCAGCGAGGGTTCGGGTGTCTATCGTAACGGCTGGGAAGGCTCGATCGCGGGTGTTCCGACGCTGTTCACGCAGCAGCTGCCGACGCTCACGACTGGTACTCGTACCAACGGTACGGTTGCTGGTGCCAACCAGAACGTCAATTACTCCGCGGTTGCGGTTTCGTCCGCGCCGGGTAACTGGCTGACGCAGACCCTGAATATCGCGGGTCTCGGGGCCGCTGCGACGATCAAGGATGGTGAGGTGTTTACGCTCGCTGGTGTGAACGCTTACGACAATCGCCTTCAGGCGTCCCTCGGTCGTCTCCAGCAGTTCCGTATCATCGGTGATACGACTGCCGACGGTGCCGGTGCGGCGACTGTCCGCATCTTCCCGGCGATTATCGTCCCGGCAACAGGTGGTGGTTCGACGGCTAACGTCAACAGCGCTCATGCGACGGTAACTGCTGCTCCTGCCAACGGTGCGGCTGTAACCTTCATCACGACCGCCTCGACTGCCGTCAAGCCGCGTCTGATGATTAACAAGTCGTCGATCGTGGTTAGCACTGCCGACCTCATCATGCCTGCGACGGGTACTGCCCAGCGCAAGGCACTGACGAAGGTGCCGTTGTCTGTCCGTATGTGGATGGATAGCGTCTTCGCGACTGGCGACCACCGCATCAGGTTCGACGTAGCTCTTACGGCTGGTACTAGCGACCGCCGTCGGATTGTTCGCGTCAACGGTGCGTAACTGAAACGAGGGGCCTTCCGGCTAGAGCTGGTTGGCCCCTCATCTTTAGGATTTGAAATGTCGGAAACAGTTAAAGAACGGTATCATCCGCAAGTCGTCGCCGTCAACGGTACTGCCGTTGTCACAAGCGATCAACTCGGCGGTTTCCTTGCACTGACGTCAGGCACGATTACTGTGACTGTCACTAATTCGCTCACCGGTGCTACGGTTACTATCGTCAATGCCGTTCCTGTCACGGCTGGCATCTGGACGCCTCTGCCTTTCTATGTCGGTAAGAACGGCTGCACTGTAACACTTGCTGGTGGAGCGTCGGGTACTCTAGGGGTATAACATGATCCCTACATGGATACAACAATTCGCGCCTGGAACATTCTCCCCATCGAACTGGATATTGTTTACAGGCTTTTGGAGAGACACAGGTCAGTGGATTGACACACAGGTCTGGAAGGATAGTTAATGACCGCTAAATCAACGATCACTAATGGCCAGTCCGGCCTGTCTGTCCGTACCGCCTTGAACTCTATGTTCGGTGATCTGTATGGCGGTGCCGCCGCTAGACATGTCGTAGGTAACTGGTATCTGCCTGTTGAAGGTATCACCCAGAATGGTGGTGCTCCGACTGCCAACACGATCCGGCTTGTTCCGTTTGTTGTAGGTGAGACTGTCACGATCTCTGACCTTGCGGCTGTCATTACGACTCTCGCAGCGGCCGGTAATGCCCAACTCGCGATCTATAATTCTAGGTCCTTGACAGACTTCCGACCCGGAACCCTACTCGGGGCGACAGGCAGCTTATCTACCGGTTCGACTGGTTTGATTTCAGCCGCGATCTCGGGTGGTAATGTCATCATGACGCCTGGTTTGTACTGGATGGCGTCTAACCAAGACAACGCGACAGTCGCGTATACCCAGATCACGAACACGTCGACTCCGTTGACGCGTCTCGTGGGTGACTCAACCGCGACTAACATCATCATGGCGACGGGTGGACTGAGACAGTGTATGTCGTTTACTCAGACGTTTGGTACATGGCCGGATTTGACAGCCCAGACGCTGTCTCTTCAGAATAATAACTGCGCAGTCGCTTATAAAGTCGCTGCTGTCGCTTAAGGAGAGACTATGTATTTTCTATGGATGGAGTATAATCACCCTGAGACGACTGACATTACGGTCCATCGTTACAACGAAGACGGTGATGAGATTGGTGTAAAGATCATTTCTATGATCGAATATCCAGACCAAGAAGAGCGTGACGCGTTGATTGCTCAATTCAGAGACTTCGGCACCTAAGGAATAAAGATGACCCTCGTATCCTCGATTATCAACGACGCCTTTCGTGAGACTAACATCAATGCGTTAGGACAGGCCCCGACTGACGATCAGAATACTGAGGGTCTTCGTCGTTTACAGACCCTCGTGTCGTCTATGCTCGGAAACGAGGCGGGTGATCCGCTGACTCCGTTCCCTCTCGGACAGAACGAGATCAACTCTCCTAACGGCTATCCTTGGTACGCCAACGAATTGCCGGGTAACGTCTTCGTCCCTGTCAACTCTCGTATCATGCTAAACCTGACAGGACCGGGTACGATCAACCTCCACCCCAAACCGCACGACGGGGCTCGGATGGGTATCGTCGACGTCAGTCAGAATTTGAACTCGTTTCCGCTACATATCTATGGTAACGGACGATCGATCGAAGGTGATGACGTCCAGACTTATGACGAGAGTGGTACGATCCGTGAATGGTTCTATCGTGAAGACCTAGGCGACTGGAAGAAGGTGACGTCCCTCGCTCTGACGGACGACATGCCATTCCCGGCTGAGTTCGACGATCTCTTTATCATCTTGTTGGCGGCTCGTCTCAACCCTAGGCATGGTCAGACGCTTGATGCACAATCCGTCGAAGCCTTGAAGCGGGCAAGGACACAGTTCCGGGCGCGCTATAGTCAAGACACGCAGATGCCGTCTGAGGATGGCCTTCTCTATCTTACGAACTACTATCGTCAATTCGGTCGCTATGCAAACCGGTTGTGGGGTGATAGCGCCGATTACTTCGACGTAGGATATCCATTCTAATGGCACGTAAGGAGCGAAAACCTGACTACTGGCCGTGTTGGTACTATGGACCTAACGGTGAGGCTGAGATATTCGATGCTCCTGCCGAAGTTCCTGAAGGTTGGCAGACTACCCCGTTCTCCCCTGAAAGCATGGAGGGTCCATCTGAAGGTAAGAAGCTAGACCGGTTTCAGCTCATGGCCCTTCTGAAAGAGATGGGCGTAAAGGTCAATCCTCTCTGGCCTGCCTCGGTGATGGAGGAAAAGTTATCGGAGTTATGAGATGGTTGCACTTGCACTAGGTCGCGGTGCGTATCAAAGAAACTATTCGTATGAGCCTGAAATCCACATGCTCAATCGTTTCTATGAGACGGACCCTGCCAATACGATTGACGGTACAGCCATACTTGCTCGTCCGGGTACTACGCCACTAGTAACGACGGCAGACAACGGAACTCCTCGTGGGTTCTTCTCTGCTCCAGGTCTCTATGACGGAGACTTGTTCTTCGTGACCGGACAGCAACTTTATCGCTATCGTCCTGACGGGACTAAGATTGCGATTGGTGGTGAAATCCTAGGTGCAGGTAAACCCAGCATGGCATTCATGTCTGGGGCTGGTTATGAAAGGTTGTTCATTGCTGACGGCACGCTCCTCCAATACTATGATGGCGGTTCAAAAGGCACGTCAACCCTTACTGTCTCGGGTACTATCACGAACCAAATCATTCGTATCGGGGCTAGTTATTTCTCTTGGTCGAACACTGTCTCGGGTCCTGCGACTGGGATTTTAAGCGATCCTTGGCTCGCAAAGCTAGGCGCGAACAACGCCGAGTCCCTACAGAATATGGCTAACCTTCTGTCCTTTGTTGGTACGAGAGGCATTGACTTCTCGTCTAATCTAGGCGGCCAGAACCCCGACGTCACGGCGACTGTCGATGCGACTCACCTCTACTTGACGAGCCGGTCGGATCTCTCGACTGCCAACTCGATAGCGACAACCGTCGCATCTGGTGTTGGTATTGCCTTCGGTACAGCGACGATCACAGGCGCGGGTGTTCACGTCCTTCATGGCGTCGAGATGCCTGACGGTGTAGGTGCCCAGTCTTGCGCATCCCTCGCCGGTTTCATCCTCGTGTCTGTCGCTCAGTCTGGCCGGTTCTACTGACTAAACCCTGGTGATATCACGATTGATCCGCTGAACTTCGCGACTGCCGAACGACAGCCTGACAACATCGTTGACATGATCTCAGTCGGTGACACCGTCTGGATGCTGGGTGATGGTAGTACGGAA